ATCTATGATATTTTGTGATAGGATGAAGAAATTAGGTAAAGGGCACTCGTGTCCTTTTTTTGTGGTTATGAGAACAATTCAAGAACTAGTTCAGATTATAGAAGATAATCATATACGATTTTATAAAACAACTGAATGGAAACATATTAGAGTCGATGCACTTGAGAGAGATCACTACACATGTAAGAGATGTTCGGGTGAGTGGAAATCGAATATACCAATCAAAAGAGTAGCATATAAAAAAGCGAATCATGTACATCATATCAAGCCACTAAAAGACTATCCTAAGTTATGTATTAGTATCGATAACCTAGTATCTCTTTGCTTTGATTGTCACGAGATCGTCGAAGAAAGAAAAAAGAATAGCAACTACAAAGAGCCATTAACACCTGAAAGATGGTAATAAATTCGAATATACCCCCCGGATAAACCCCAAGCTTCTTTTATTTTTACTAGGGAACGGACTAGGGGGTAGACCATTCAGAAATATTCCGCGCGTACACATGAGAAGGGGGGGTATCATGCCTTTCAAAATAAATAAGTCATTAAAAAAGCGCATACGTGACTCTCTTCTGAGTCAATTAAACGAATCCAGTAAGCAAAAAGATTACTTTGAAAACATGATAGATGACTATATGTACCTATGGGACCTCAAAGAAAAACTTCAATATGATATTCTCGAAAATGGGATTCGAATTGAGACGACAAATGGGAATGGAATTAAAGTTTTAAAATCAAATGAATCCGTTCAAAATCTAGGGAAAGTCACATCTTCGATGTCTAAAGTTTTATCCGATCTTGGTTTATTTGAACCTTCTATAAAAAAGACTGATAAGAGTAATAATGGCTATATCTAAGATTGTAGAGGTTCGAGATTATATCGATTACTGTAAGACTTATCCGGATAAGGTAGGCGAAGAAATTCATCTATTGATTAAACACATTGTATTACCACTTTTTGAACGTGATGATTTAGTTTTTAATGAGAAAATGTACCGTGATTGCATTAGTTATTGTGAAAAATGGTATGTAAAACTGTTTCCTTTTCAAAAGTTTCTATACTATTTTGCCTTTATATTCGTTAAAAATACGCCATATTTTAAAATGTTTTTTTACTATATGGGCCGTGGTAATGGAAAAGATGGATTCTTAAGTCCACTCTTAAATTTCTTTCAAACACCGATGTACAACATAAAAAACTATCATGTTGAGATTGTTGCCAACAGTGAGAAACAAGCAAATGATAGCTTCGATGTTGTCTACGATATGCTTGAAGAAAATAAATATCAATTCGAAGGTAAGTTCAAATGGAATAAAGAGACCATAACGAACCTAGATACAAAATCAAAACTTCAATTTAATACGTCAAATGCTAAAACAAAAGATGGTAAAAAAATTGGGGCAATTTGGTTCAATGAGTATCATGGGTATGAAACGATTGATCAAGTAAAAGTTTTTACTTCAGCTTTGGGTAAGATACCACATGCCCGAACATTCATTACTTCAACGGATGGTAATGTTCGTGATGGAGCATTGGATGAATTAATGAATGTTTCGCTAAGCATTTTAAAAGGTGAAGACAATTCAATACGAATCTTTCCGTTTATCTGCCGGCTTACAGAAGATAAAGAAGCAGATGATCCGGAACTTTGGATAAAAGCAAATCCAAGCATTGAGTATCTACCGGATTTAAGAGATCAGATTGAATATGATTACATTCAAATGAAGAAGTTTCCAAGTTTAAGAATTGAGTTCTTTACTAAGCGTATGAACATTCCTAAACGAGATGATGCAATAACGATTGCTACCTGGGAACAAATTAAAAAAACAACGCATCTTGATTCTGAAATGAAAATTCCTAGACCTGTTCCGGAATTGAAAGATCGATCTTGTATTGTAGGAATAGACTTTGCTGATTTACGTGACTTCGCTACGGCGGGGTTTTTATTTGATGTTGATGGTGAAATCGTTTGGAAAAGTAAGACTTGGATCTGTACACGATCCCCATTTTTTAAAGACATTAAATTCTCATTCGAAAATATTGGTCAACCTGGATATGAAGATTTTGAATTGGTTCATGGTCCATCGATTGATGCTCAAAGAATGATCGAATGGATTTATGAAGAAATGCAAAACTATTATGTTTTAAAAATTATTATGGATAGTTACCGTTTCAGAATGATTAAAAAAATATTTGAATCGTATGGAATCGCATCTGAAGATAAAGAGAATCCAAACAATCTAGTTCGAATGGTTCGTAATCTTCCAGCTGTAAATGCAATAGTTGCACCAATCATTGAGTATTACTTTGCTGAAGAGAAGATTATTGCAGGTAATAGTGCATTATGGCGATGGTCGTGTAACAACACTGGAGTTCAAATCGATGGACATGGTAATAAGCGTTACATAAAAGTTGAACCAAAGCTGCGTAAAAATGATCCAACAATGGCATTTATGGTTGCGATGAGTGAAAAAGACATGCTTGAGCAGATTGATATCTACATCTAGAAAGGAGTACATATGGGTTTATTTAGTTTATTGTTTGAGAATAAAGAAGGTGATCTTGTTGATATGGCTTCTGGAATTTATGCAGCTAAACTTGCACAAATGAGTGCTAAAGAATTAGCTGTAGAGAAGTGCATTGATCTCATTAGTAAAACCATTGCTCGATTAGAGTTTAAAGTTTACAAATATGATGCTACGGATAAGAAAGTTAAATCAACTATCAATGACATTTATTATCGTTTAAACATTCGACCAAATGATAACGCGGATGGAACGACCTTTTGGAAAGATGTCATTCGTAAATTAATTAAAGATAATGAAGCACTGGTTGTAATTATAAATACAAAATTATATCTGGCGGAATCGTTCGACAAAACAGATGAAGTTATTTATTCTAAGAAATTTAAGAACATTCATATTAAAACATTGAATGGTGATAACCAGTACAAACTTACTGGTACTTACAAAATGGATGATGTATTTTACTTTTCATTAGGGGACTCTCAGATTAATCGAATGTTGAATACATTTATGGATGAGTATTCGAAGTTAATTGCGTTTGCTGCATTTGATTACAAGTTCAAGAATGGGAAGAAGTTTAGAATTAAGTTTCCGCAAGGATCTGGGTCAACCATTAAATCTAAGGAAACAGGTCAAAAAGCCTATACGACTGAAGAGTATATCCAAATGATTGCAGATGATTTATTCTCGAGTGATCCAGCGATTTTAAATATACCAGGAAACATTGAGTTGAATAACATTATCGGTGATACCGCAAAAACATCGGAAGACTATCGAAAGTTAATTGAAGGAGCGTTTAGTTATGTTGCCACTTCATTTAATATTCCTGTTGATATTATGATGGGGAATAAAACGGATAAATCAACGTCTAACATTGATTTAATCACAAATGCATTAATGCCATACATTGAAATTATTGAAGATAGTATCAATGCAAAAATATCATCTAAAGAAGAGTATCTAGCCGGAAATAAAATACGGATTGATCGTACTAAAATTCAGCACATTTCCATTGTGGACATTAGTAAAGACAGTGAAGCTTTATTTAGAATCGGGTTTTCTCATAATGACATTCGGGAAATTGGTGGACTTGAACCTCTTAATGAAACCTGGGCGAATGATCATTATATAACCAAGAACTACACAAATGAGAAAGGAGGTGAGAATAAGTGAAAAAATTCTATCAATTAGTGACTTCAGAAGACGGATTGAATACAGATTTGATTATACATGGTGATATCACATCGATGAAATGGGAAGATTCTGATGTTGGATCCTTTGATATAGCTCAAGATTTAGCATCCATAACAACCCCGAATTTGACTGTAAGAATCAATTCGTATGGTGGTGAAGTAAGCCAAGGTTTAGGCATATACAATTTACTCAAGTCGTTCAAAGGGAATGTAATAACGTTAAATGATGGATTTGCCTGTTCTGCAGCATCAGTTATTTTTATGGCTGGTAAACAACGCATTATGCCACGATCAAGTTTACTCATGATTCATAATGCTTGGTCATATGCAGCTGGTAATGCTAATGAAATGCGAAAAATTGCTGATTTTCTTGATAAAGTCACTCAGCCATCGATTGAAGTTTATTTATCCAATAGCAATCTATCTGAAAAAGAGATTAAAAAGATGCTTGATGATGAAACATGGATATCTGCAGATGAAGCATTAACGTATGGATTTGCAACCAAAATTATTGACGATGAGCCTAAACAAAGTCTTGAAAATCACTTTCTCTACAAGTTGGTGAGTAAGAATAAAGAACTTGAAAAGGATCTAGCATTGAAAACAAATATTAAACCCAAGGACACATGGACGTCCTTTTTAAATGGGAAGAAAGGCAATGTATGAAATTAGAAGATATTGTAAAACAAGCTAAAGAGAAAGCTTTAGCGCTACTCAACAGTGCAGAAGATAAACCGGCTGCATTACTTGAAGCGATGGAATTAGTCGTTTCAGCTAGTCATGATGAATTGATTCAAAAGATTACCGCCGATGCTAGTCGTGCTGCTTCCGATGAACAATTTGCAAAATCGCTTAATCTTCGCATTTTAAACGACGAAGAAACTAAGTTTTACTCGTTATTGAAGTCTGGTTTAAAACAAGCGATCACAGTGGATCAAGTGGATTATATTCCAACGACTATCATTGATCGTACGTTAGATGATGTTAAAAAAGGATCTAAATTACTACAACTTATTAACTTTGCGCCAGCTGGTGTGAAACGTTGGTTCAGTGCGTCTAAAACAGGTAAGGGTGTTTGGGGTGGAATTACGGATGCAATTACTGCTGAACTAAGTGCTACGATTACGGGTTTAAATATGGAAGTTTCAAAATTCCATGTCTTATTACTTATACCAAAAGCAATCAGAGATTTAGGTTTACCATTTGTCGATAAATACTTTATGGCCATTTTGAAAGAAGCGTTTGAAGATGGGATTGAAGAAGGTTATTTAGTTGAAGATGGTAAAGATGCGCCAATTGGAATCTATCGTTTGATCAATACCTCTGTAGATGGTGTTCATACGGCAAAAACTGTGAGCACAGCGATTACAAACTTTAAACCTAAGACGTTAGCACCGGTAAAAAAAGCGCTTAATAACGGTGGTAAACGTTCAATTGAAAAGATTTATTTAATTTGTAATCCAGCTGACGAAGCAGATTATGTTGATCCTGCATTATACAACGATGAAGGCAAAATGATTTCTTCCTACAAGAATCTTGAAGTTATTTCAACTCCAAACAATCCATTAGGAAAAGCAGTCTTTACGTTAGCTGGAATGTATACGATGGGATTAAATGATTTCAAATTGAATGAATATAAAGAAGCAAAAGCATTGGATGATGTGGATGCGATTATCGTTAAAGCATATGGGAATGGACGTGCAGTCGATGATAATTGTGCCTTTGTATTTGATGTTACGAAGCTTGAAGAATATGTTCCAACTGTTAAGTCTATTGCTGTTACTGAAGGTGCTTAATGAGTCACAAAGTAGTTTATAAGTTCAAGGACTTACAAACTGGCCATATCTACAACGTGGGGGATAATTTCCCTCACGATGGTAGTGAGGTACATAAAGCACGTATTAAAGAGTTATCAACCGATAAAAACAAACTTAGAAAAGTATTGATTGTTAAAGTGGATGATAATGACTTAACGAAAACCGAAACAGTAAAAAACAAAACAGAAGGAATGGATGATAATCCGAATAAGTCTACCGATACCAATAATCAAAGTGATGTAACTAATTCACCGGATGCCAGTATGCAAATCACTTCATCAGACTCGCTTGATGACAAGTCATCTATATCCGATAAAAAAGATGAATTAAACCAAGGATTAAATAAAGGGGAATAAGTATGTCAATGGAACAAGCTCAAATCGATGCATTACTCATTGAGGTTAAAGATGATCTACAGTTACCTAGTGGATTTCCGAGTGAAAGTTTAACACTAAAGATTAAAGCTGGTGAATACTTTTTAAACCATTTGGTACTCGATAAAAATGGATTACCAATAGAAATCAATTTTGAAACAGATTTAAGCTCTCGTTCATTGTTAAAAGAATATGTGAGACATTCCTATTTCGGAGTCATTGATGAGTTTAAAAAGAAATATGAAGGTGAGATATTTGACACGCAAATTAAACGATTACAACCAACTACCTAGTTATCATGATGGGCAGTTGGAACTGTATGAAGTCTTTTATACTAAGACATTTCCTCAAAGATACATTAAAACGGATTGTGTGAAAGTATATTATGCTGAAAAAGCCATCTTTAACAAAACGAAGTTAGCGTTCAAGCAAGTTAATCTTGAAATCACGTATATGCTTAAAACACCTTTATTTGTCTATGATAAGAATAAAACGTATGTCGCAAAAATTGATGGCAGTTTTCATGAAGTTCAAAATATAACAGTTGTTACAAATTCGAACGGATTCAAGGAAATAGAAATCACATGTATTCGGTTAGTTCAGAAAATTTTAAATGTAAATGAATTAACACAGGAGCAGTTAAATGGATAAACAACAACTCATTGATATTCTAGATCAATTAGAAATTACGAACTCAGAGGGATTTATTCCGCCTGAGGGCAGAGAGTTACCGTATGCTTGCTTCTGGGATTTTAACTGGTCATTTGAAAATGCAAGTGGTAGCGCATATCAAGATATCATTCGCTATCAGATTTCTTTTTTTTCAAATCGCTCAAGAGATCCAAAATTAATAAGTTTAATCAAAGAATTACGGAAACATTTAACGATATCAAGTGTGGATCATCAATTAATTGAACCCACTTTTTCAATTGTGCATTCGTACTTTTCAATCGATCTTCTAGAAACTGTTATTCCATTCGATGACGAATAAGAAAAAAAGAGATTATAAAGACACTGATTATTTGGTGGGTTTTTATGATTTACAGGAAGAATTAAAAGAGTATCTTGAAAAGGCTGAAAACGCAGTTGAAGTACTTGAATTAGGGGCAAGTGAATTTGTCGAAGATTTGAAGAAACTCGCTAAACCTTATTCCAAAATTATCGCACCTGGATATGTCCACCTTGTTGAATCGTTCGCTTATAAAGTCAATGCAAAAAGTAAGGATGTGACGGTTGGTTGGGGTAAATACTACGGGGTTATGCTTGAACATGGTGCGGTTCAAATGGGTCAAAAACAACCTCATTTATTGCCGACGTATGAAAAGAATAAGGATAAATACCAAAATACGATGTTAAAAGCTCTAGGGCTTTAGAAAGGAATTTATGATCACAAACAAAAGACCATTTGTAAAACAAACAGTCGGTGCACAGTATATTTGTTTTGCGTCTGCTATTTCACCCGCTTTAGTTTATTCGACAGATGTTGAAAAAACGGAAACGGTAAAGAGCATTAAAACGACTGAATCATCTGAGACGGGTAAAGTTTTTGCAAGTGGGAAATTATATGATTCATCGGTTAAGCAATCAAGTATCGAAGTTGCAGTTGAAGTTGTTGCCTTTGTTGCAGAAACTTTAGCTAAGATGAGAGCTGAGATTGTTGAAACAGGTGGATTGGTGCTCAGTGGTTCATCAACTGATCGTCCATATTTTGCCTATGGTAAAGTGGTTGAACTAAAAGGCGCTAAACGTTTTGAATGGTTTCCAAAATGCCAACTCGTTTCGAATACCGATGATACCTCTTCTTCTGAAGAATCATTTAGTGAACAAAATGATACATTGACGATTACAGCGATGCCATTTGATGAAGCTGGGAATATCAAAGTATATGTTCAAACGGATATGACTGTCTGTCCTGAATGGATGACAGAGGATTTATTCTTCTCTGTTCCAATCTTAGATCAAGAAATGCTTACTGCACTTGATCCAACACCATAAGAATGTATCTAAGGGGCTTTATGCCCCTTTTCATAAAAAATAAAAGGAGATTAGCATGAAATTCATAACATTAACGGATAAAAGCACGATAGAAATTAAAGTAAATATGAAGACGATTCAAATGCTTTCAAGTAAAGAATTTGAAGTGATCAATAATAAAGACGCAACTAAAGAAGAACAGATGAACATTGTGGCAGGTTTGTTGTACGCAATTATCTATTCTAATGGTCGAAAAATATCGAAGGATGATGCGTTAATGTTGATTCCAATTGATGAAAGTGATGCATTTTTTGATTTAATTGAAGAGTTTAAAATTCAAGTCTCAAACTTTCAAAAAAAAATGGAATCACGCGCGAGCTTAATGGGAATAACATCATAAATTGGTCTGAAGTATTATTTACAGCTTTCCAAATAGGAATGAATGAAGAGGAATTCTGGAAACAGGATCCTTTTATTTTTTATGAAATGGTTGATTTTTATATAAAACTCGAAAGGAGTAAAGCAAATGGCAGGTGATATGAAACGAGTTGGGTTAGTCTTTGGAACAGATGGAGTCGCTGACCTCAAGAAACAAATTAATGAGGTAAATAATGCTTTAGCCTCCAATCGAAATGAATTTAAGAAAACAACGCTTAGTTATGGCGATAATGTTAAAGCTTCGCAAAAATTAGCGGATGAACAGAAGTATTTATCAGCACAATATGATAATCAAAAAACACGAATCGAAGCATTAAGAAGTGAGTTGGAGCGATATGAAAATTCAGAAGGTGCAAGTAAGAAATCTGTTGATAATAAACGGAATGCGTTAGAGAAAGCTGAAATTCAGTTAATTAATTACGATAAGCGCTTAAAAGATGTGAATCAGTCGATTAAAAATGGAACAGCTGATTTAGATCAAATGGCTAAAAAGGTGGATGATGTTGGTAAAAAAATGTCAAACACTGGTGGTTCGTTTACGAAAAACCTTACCGCTCCGATCGTTGCAGTGGGTGCTGCATCCATCGTTG